CGGCGCGTGGGCGGTCGCCAGCTTGGGCACCCCGGGGACGATCACGCCGCTTGACATTGTGATGTCAAGGGTGCCGTTGGCGTTGACCACGCTGACCGTGCCCACGCGGAGCCGGAGGAAGTCCTCCCCGTCGTCCTCGGGGGCCAGCTTCTTGAGCAGGCTCGTGTAGTCGAGCATCAGAGCTCCCGGACCTGGAGGCTTGTGTCCCCGGACAGATCGAGCGTCACGGAGTCCACCGCGAGCGCCGAGCCCTCCAGGCTCACCACGTCCCCGGCGGAGATCGTGGGATCGTACGGACGGACCAGGGTGTACGTCGCGCCAGCGCCCACGTTCTGGCTCAGGATCGTGTTGGCGGCGGCCTGGGCCTGGGCCACGGTCTTGATCAGGGGGGAGCTGAAATACTCCGTCACCCGGCCGTACGGGCTCGTGCCCGGCCCGGTCCCGGCGTACGTCGGGCTTGACGGGTCACTGTCAACGGCCACCGCCTGGACCGGCGCGGTCCCGTCCTGGGCCTCGCCGCGCGCCACGATCACGTTGGGCGGCCGGGTGTCGTAGTCGGCGGACAGCGAGGTCATCAGGTCCAGCGGGTACGCGGTCACCGGGTCCGGCGTCAGCGTCCCGATCTGGATCGCACCCACCCGGTTGTACCAGGCCGTCCGGCTGAAGCTGTCCAGCACGTCCAGGATCTCGGACCACGGGGCCGTAGCCGGGTCCAGGCCGAAGATCCGGGCCGCGCCCAGGAGCGCGCCGGTCGGGCTCACCCCGGGGTTCTGGCCGGACCGGTTGGTCACCACCGAGTTGACCATCGTCGCCAGGTCGGTCCCGCTCGGCACCGTCAACGGTGTCTCGAACCGGTACCGCTCCACGTTGTCGCTGATGTCGATCAGGCCCACGTCCACCACGCGCTGACCGGCCTCGGTCCGGGTGCGCGCCGAGGCCACCTCGAACGTGCCGTACGGCACGGTGGAGATCGAGCCGTCCAGGAGCTCCAGGCCGAGCTCGATCTGGAGCCGCGTACCGAACGGGGTCAGGAGGTCGCCCGGCCGCCGGGGGAGGAGCGAGTCCCCGGCGAACGTGAGCCGCCCGTCCCACCGGGCCTTCCGGCGCGCGTCCTGGGTGATCGAGCCGCCGGTGGGCTCCAGGTCGCGCGTGACGCCACCGCGCGAGAAGGTGAACCGCGACCACCGGCGGAACCCCGTTGGCGTGCTGAGCGCCGCCTGGTGCCGCGCGCTGGCGAACCTCGTAGCCATTACAGGTACTCCTCGGGGTCATCGGTCTCGGGCCACGGCTGGCGGACCATCGTGACCTGAAGCACCTTCACGTTCGGGGCCGGAGCCCGGACGGACCAGCCGCCCGGCGCGTACCAGCCCGGCGTCCCGCCCACGGGACTCCAGTACACGCGGTCCGCGCTCAGGATGCGCTCCAGCCGGTTGATCGCCGGAAGGCCCTCGGCCGCCAGCGTCAAGGTCATGTCCTCCCCGGCCAGCGTGGTGCTGACCGAGGGGAGGCCACCGTCCAGCGGCACCGTGTCCGCCACGAGCCGGGGGAACGTGTGCGAGCGGTCCGAGGCCACGGCCACCTTCTCGGTGAACGTGCTCAGCCGGTCCAGGTCGTCCCCGTAGGTGAAGCTGGGCACGGTCGCGCTGGCGAAGTCCGAGACCTTGAGCTCCGGCACCGGGAGCGGGCCGCCGGAGATCGTGCCGTCCAGCCGGACGAAATGCACCTCCCGGTACGGGGGGATGTGGCTGACGCTGTTCGTGGTGCCGGAGCCCGAGGAGCTGACACCGGGGCTGGCGCTCGCGGTGTTGCCGGAGCTGTGCGTGTGGCCGGTCGTCGGGCTGTCCCCGAGGTCACCGAACGAGGGCCGCTCGAACGAGCCGGTGTTGCTGGTGCCCACGTTGGTGTCGTGGCTGTGCCCGCCGATGTCGTGCGTGTGACTCGGGGTCGTGTGAGTGTGCGCCGAGGTCCCCCCGGTGCTGTTCACCGAGTCGGAGCCCTTCTCGCGGGCGAAGTACGTCCGCATGTCCGGCGTACCCCCGGCACCGTTGCACAGCGTCAGGAGCGGATTCAGCGCGGCCACCGTGCCCTGGTACAGGCCGATGATCCGGGTCTGGGTGCCCCCGCCGGTGTTGCGCAGTACGCGGAGCCGCCGGTTAGGGGGCTCCAGGTTGACCGCGCTGGAGGTCCCCCCGCCCACGCTGTTGGTGTTGCCGGTGCTGGCCGAGATCACGTCCATCGGGTGGGTGTGCCTCGGGAGCCAGCGCGGGGAGCTGGAGCCGTACCCGGCGTCCACCGAGCTGGACGGATTGGACAGCGAGGTGGAGCCGATCGAGTGGTCGTGGCTGATGCCGTTGTGGGTGTGCGCGTTGACCGAGTGGGTGTGCGTCGCCGCGCCCGAGGTGGCCCCGCCGTTCCCGGCCGCCGGAGCGCCCTTGAGGAAGCGCCCGGCCGAGGTCGCATCGTCGGTCCAGCCGGACACGCTCTCGGTCGCCCAGCCCAGGATGCCGACCGGGTAGCTGGCTTGCGCGCCGTCGCTCTTGATCCAGATCACGTCACGCGCCGGGGGAGCGTTGTTCGCCGTGCTCGTCCCCGGGGCGGTCGAGCTGGAGGAGCCGCCACCGTGCGAGCCAGTGGAGCCCGGCCGGGTGTGCGTGTGGGGCTGGCTCGCCTGGGGCTGGCTCGCACCGTTGAACCGCGCCGAGGTGGTCGAGCTGTCCGAGCTCCCCGTGGAGCCGCCCAGGCCGTGGCTGTGCGCGCCGATCGAGTGGCTGTGGCCGGGGAGCGTGTGGCTGTGGCTGGCCGTGCCGCCGGTGGCGACCGGCGCGCCGGTGCCGCTGGTGCCCCGGGGGAACACTCCGTCCAGCGTGGTGATCCGGGTCCAGCCGCTCGGGATGCTGGCGGCCGTGCCCGGCCAGCCCAGGATCATGTCCGCCGGGATGGTGCTCGGGAGCTCCACGAACGTGGAGACGTAGCCCAGGTAGCGCACCCGGTACGTGATGTCACACGCCTCGGTTGACACTTCACAGTCAGGACCAGGCACCGGCTGGGGATCGAGCTGGGGAATCGCCAGGTCCAGGTACGAGCCGTTCAGCCCGTTGGGCACGGTGGCGATGCGCTGGGAGCCGGTGCAATCGTCGCGCCAGAGCTCGGCCACCACATAGTCGTTGTCCCACGCCTGGCCGCCGGGGTTCTCCCAGGTGACCCGGTACCCGCCCATCTCGGCGGTCACCGTGACCAGGGGAGGGGACGGCGGGGGGACCGTGTTCTGGACGCTGAACGCCCGCGTCTGGGCATACTCGAACGGGTCGGAGTCACGGATCGTGGAGCGGACCACGAACTCCGCCGTGTACGCGCCGTCATCGAGGCCCGTCCCCACCGGCACCTCGGCCGGGGGCTGGCCGGAGCCCGAGGTCGTGAAGATCACGGCCGCGCCCTGCTTGACCGTCACGGCCCAGTTGAGCGCCGGGAGACCGTCGTACCCGACCGAACCGAAATAGAGCACCGGCTGGTTCGTGTCGGTGATCGTGCCGCCGGTCTGGTCGTCCCCGGCGTTGTCCTGGACCTCGGGCGCGTACTGCGGCCGGAGCCGACAGTCGATGTCCACGTACGCCTCGGCGGTCCGGATCTCGGTCCCGGCTCCACTCTCCAGGTCCGGCCAGCCCCCGCCGATGTTGAGGTCCGAGAGCGCGCCCACGGTGCCGAGACCGTAGGCCGGGGTGGTGTACCACTCCCCCTGTTGCTCGGTCATCACGTCCGTGACCGGGAGCGTGTCGTACTCGATGTAGTCGGTCTCGCCCCGGCCCAGGTCGATGTCTTCCGTCATCGTCCCGGCGTCGCACGCGATGCGAATGCGACCCCTGATCCGGTGCCGCTGGTACCCGGCGGCCGGGGTGTGCGGCTCCAGCCTCAGAGACCAGTTGCCCGAGGCCGAGTCCAGGAACCGGATGTACGTCGAATCCGAGTTGTCCGAGGTGACGGCGGCCAGGGTGCCCGAGGGCACGGCGGTCCCGGCCCCGGTCTTGCGCACCGAGACCGGCCGGAGAACGTTGGTCACAGCCATGACTTCATACTCCCACGTCGGCAAGCTGGGGAGCGGGCTCGGGGCCGGTCCCGATGAACGTCGCGGTCACCTGGCGGATGCGGCCCACCTTGACGATGCGGACCGACTCGGCCACCGGCGCGGCCCAGACCTCGCTCGCGTCGCTCGGGGAGATGAGCACCAGCGGCCGGGCCAGCACCGCGCGGAGCCGGGCCAGCTCGGCCTCGGACTCCACGGCCGCCGTCATGGTCAGGTCCCGGCCACCCGGCGCGGCGCTCGTGACGAACCGCGAGCCCATCAGACCGGTGGCCGCCGTGAACGGCCGGTCCACGGACCACTCGAACTTCCCCAGCACCGGAGCCCACATCGGCCCGTTCGGGCCGGTGGTCCGGATCAGGTGCTGGTCCTGGTCCCACTCCAGGCAGAACACATCCGGGTCCGGCGGCGGTACCGGCTCCTCCACAAGCTGGACGAACGCCACCTCCTCGAACGGCGGCTCCGTCGTGGTGCTCGCCAGGGTGCCCGAGGTCGAGCCGCCCACGGTCGGAGTGGCGTTGTCGGAGTTGGTGGAGGTGTGCGTGTGCGTGCCGGTCACCACGGCCAGGGTGTTGGTCGAGCTGACCAGGGTCGTGGCGGCGGCCCCCGAGGGGATCGCCGTGGCGTGGTTGTGGGTGCCGGTGGTGTGCGTGTGGCTGGGGCTGGTGTGGGTGTGCGGGTCCAGGGAGCCGCCGGTGGTGCCCACGGTCGCCGCGTCGGTGGTCACCCGGGGGTACAGGCCGAACATGTCCGGCGTCCCCTCGGTCCCGTCGCACAGCTTCCAGTTGTCCGGGATCGAGCCGAGCGAGCCGCGCCAGAGACAGATCAGGCCCACGGGGAGCGAGACTCCGGCCGAGACGTTCTCGCGGAGCCGGAGCTGGCGGAACGGGGGGTTGAGCTGACCGGCCGCGCCGGAGCTGCCAGCGCCGCCCAGGGCGAGCGCGGCCGAGGTGGCCGCCGTGACGTTGACCGGGTGGCTGTGGCTGATGGTCCACATGGCCGAGGTCGGACCGGCGAACAGCGAGCGGTTGCTGTTGAACGTGCCGGTGGACGGGCTCGTGTGCGTGTGGCTGGTCCCCGCGTGGGTGTGGTCCGCGATGCTGTGCGCGTGGGCCGCCACGCCGCTGGCCGCCGTGGTGCCGCCGTTGCCCCCGGCGGTCGCGCCCTTCAGGTACCGGCCGCCGGTGTTCGCCAGCGAGGAGTCCGCCCAGCCTGACAGTGCAATGTCACCGGTGAGGGCCGCCGCGCCGACCGGCACACCGAGCGGCGAGCCGTCCGACTCGATGAACACGACCTCGGCGCGCGCCGGGTCGTTGCTACCGGTCCCGCTCCCCGGGGTGGCCGTACCGCTGACAACCGTCGCGCTGTTCAGCGGCGAGCGGGTGTGGGTGTGGGTCGGGAGCCCGGCCGTGGTGCCCACCGCACCGTCCGAGCTGTTGACCGTGCCGGTGGCCGTGCCGCTCGCGCCGGTCACCGTGTGGCCGTGGCTGGTGTCGTGGGTGTGCGTCGGGAGCGTGTGGCTGTGCGTCGCCGCGCCGCCGGTGGTGCCCGGCTGGGTGGCCGCGCTCGCCACGCCCTTGGGGTACTTGCCGTCCAGCTCGGTGGTCCGCTCCCACCCGGCCGGGATGCTGGCGTTCGTCCCCGGCCACATCACGATCAGGCCCGCCGGGATACCCGCGTCGTAGACATCGGACCAGTCCGAGATCCGGAGGTCCCCGTCCACCCGGCCCACGGTGCGCGCCCGGTAGTACGAGCAGCACGACTCGGGGTTGTGCTCGCACGTCACGCCCACGCCGGTCCGGGGGAGGGTGTAGTCCACCCACGAGGCGCACGCATCGGACTCCAGCGGGCCGAGCATCGCCACGGTGACCGTGGAGGTGGGCGAGTAGATCCTGGCCGGGCTGTGGACCGTCCAGGGGTTCCCCTGGCCGTCCTCGAAGTCGGCCGTGCCGTCCAGGTGGTTGCTGAAGTCGGGGCTCAGCATGAGCTCGCCGTCCGGCCCCGAGCGGAACTGGGCCGAGTAGACCCGGCCGGTCCAGCGGTTCAGCGGGCCGGACCCGCTCATGTACGCGCCCACGAGGTAGTCCGCCGTGGAGTTGAACAGCGGCCGGGGAACGGCACCGATGACCGGCTCCCCGAGGGCGGCCCAGGGCGAGCTCTCGTCGTCGCGCGAGGCGAACTCCACGAGCCAGGCTCCGGCGCTGTCCGCCGTGAAGCGCACCCGGACCCAAGCGTTGCCGAACGGGTCCACCGGCACGTTGTCCGTGGAGGTGGCGAACTCCAGCGTGCTGGTCCCGTCCTCGCTCCAGGCGAACTCCACCCGGCCATCGTTCTGGAGGCTGAAGCGCCACGCCCGCTGTTCGCCGGTGGTCAGGTAGTGGGAGGCCAGCGTCTCCTCGGCATCCGGCCGCCAGCCGTCATCGCGCCCGGCCTGGATCACCAGCTCCAGGTCCACCGGCGGGGTGCCGCTCGGGGTCGGCGCGCTGGCGTAGCTGTCCCCGGAGCCGGTCAGCGTCAGGTATCCGCCCACCGGGCAGTCCACCCGCTGGACCTCCACGAACCCCACGCCACCGTCCAGGTCTTCCACGAACGGAGCGCACGCCTGGATGTCGTAGAACGGGGAGCCCTCCACCGGCACCACCGTGGGGTTCTCGGGCTTGGCGACCTGGCCCACCTGGACGGTGAACGCCAGGGTCTCCTCGTCGCTGGGGTACGCGGTGTTCTGGCCGAGCGTGCTCCAGACCTGGAGGTGGGCCACATACGAGCCGTTGTCCAGGGCGGCCGTCTGGCGCGCCGTGGCCGTGCCCGAGACGATGCCGGTATCCCAGACGGTGGCCCCGTTGAGCGTGACCCAGTACCGGTACTGGCGCGCGCCCAGGTCGTCCAGGTCCACCGCGCTGGCCCGGATGGTGGGCTGGGCCGTGTCGGAGATCGTGGTGGTGATCGCGCCGGAGCCGTCCTGGATCTGAGGCGTGAAGGTGGGGGCCTCGCGGCTGTCCACCTCGATATACAGCTCCTCGATCCGGACGCCAGCGGTCTGCCCGGTCACGTAGGTGTAGAGGATCGTGGAGCCGTCCGCCGGAGCGCCGAACCCCCACGAGCCCGTCACCGTGGCCGGGGAGGCAGGGAACTGGGCGGCCACGCCAGCGGCCAGCGCGCCGGAACTCAGCCGGACCGCGCCCCACGAGTCCCCGTCCTCGCCGCGCATCCGGAGCCGAACCTGGTGCCGCCGCTCCCCCACGGGGGGACTGTCCACCGGCGTGCCGAGGATCAGCGCCGAGCCGGAGCCGCCCCAGGTCGCGTACGTCGCATCGGAGTTATCCGAGGTCACGCCGTGGAGCGTGCCTGTACTCGGCGTCCAGCCGACCCCCGAGGAGGTCGAGCTGGGGCGGAGCGTGGTGATCGTGCCCATTACTCAGACCTCCCCGTCATCGTGCCAAGGTAGCTTGCCCCAGGAGCTCCAGGACAGCCTCGGCGGCCTCGCGGCCAGCCTCGCGCCCCTGGCCCTGGATCACGATGGCTCCAGCCTCCACGGTGATCTGGACGGTACCGCCCAGGGCCGCGCCATCGCCGCCGCGCGTCCGGCTCCCGGCCGGAGAGGCGAAGCTGGGGAGGTCGCCGGTCAGGTCGCCCAGGGTCTTGCGGATGCTGGCGAACCGCGACTCCAGGCCCTTCTCGAACCCGGCCATCACCATGTCACCCGAGGGCTCCAGGATCTTGCGGTCCACCTCGGCCGGACCCTTCCAGTCCGGGAGCATCGAGGTCAGCGAGTTGAGCAGCCCCCGCACCCGGCCGAACCCGGCCTGGATGCCGGAGATCAGACCGTCAATGATCTGGCGGCCAGCGCTCACCAGCCAGGACCCGGCCCCCGCCAGCGCACCGGTCACGGCGCTCTTGATGCTGGCGACCTTGGACCGCGCCGCGCCGATCATCGCGCTGATGCCCGAGATCAGGCCGTTGACCACCGAGCGCCCGGCCGAGACCAGCCAGGAAGCGGCCGAGCTCGCGGCCGAGACGATGGCGTTCTTCACGCTGTTGATGGCGTTGCGCGCCGCCCCCACGCCGTTGCTGATGATCGAGGTCACGAACCCGACCATGAGCCGGGCACCGGCCGCGATGATCTGGCCGAGCGCCGAGAGCAGCCCCGAGGTGATGGCCGCGTTGATCTTCAGGACCGCGCCCACAAGCTGAGGGATGGCCTTGATGAACGCCACGGTGAGCATGACCATGATCTGGCCCGCAGCCGCCGCGAGCTGAGGCCCGTTGTCGATCAGCGCCTGGACCAGCGTCGGGATCAGCGTGTCCGTCACAAAGCTGATGATCATCGGCAGCGCCGTATTGAACGCCTCGACAATCTTCAGGATCATGTCGATACCGGCCTGGAGAATGGCCGGGGCATTCTTCAGGAACGCGGCAATCTGGGGGATCAGAACGCCGGTGATGAACTGGGTCAACAGCGGCAGATTCGCCACCCACGCATTGAGGAGCTGGGTCAGCACAGCGATTCCGGCCTCAACGAATTGCGGCGCGTTCTGGAATAGCTGGGTGATGGCCGGGATGATCACGCCGGTGATCGTGGAGGTGATGATCCCGATGTTGTCGATGAACCCCTGGGCGAGGCTCATCAGCATGGCGAGGCCCTGTTGCATCAGGGCCGGACCCTGGGTGCTCAGCGTGTTGAGCAGCGTCGGGATGAGGTCATTCTGGATCGCGGCCACGATCTGGGGCATGGCCTGGCCGATGCCCTGGACGATGGCGGTAATCAGGTTGATCCCCAGCATGAGGAGCTGGGGGGCCGCCGCGATGAACGCCGAGAGGATCTGGGGGATGGCCGTGATCAGCGCCGTGGCGACCGTGGGGAGCGCGGTCAACAGGCCCGTGATCAGGCCCTGGATCAACTGGATGCCAGCCTGGATGAGCTGGGGGATCGCTGCGATGATGCCCGTGATCAGCGTGGTGGCGAGCTGGACGATTGCCGGGATCAGCGTCGGGAGCGCGCTCACGATGCCGGTCACCAGGCCCTGGACCAGGGCCACGGCGGCCTCAATGATCCGGGGGGCCGAGCTCACCAGCGCGTTGACCAGGCCGGTCACGAGCTGGATCACGCCCTGGATGATCTGGGGGACGATCGTCGGGAGCGCGTCGGCCAGCCCGGTCACCATCTTGAGAATGGCGTCCGTGACCTGCTGGCGGAACGCGATGATCCGCTCAATGATTGACGGTAGATTGTCAGCCAGGTACGAGAGCCCCTGGCTGATCAGGTTCTGGATCGCCGTAACGGCGTAGTCGAATGCCTCGCCCCACGAGCTGAACCCGGTAACGACCTCACGAATTGCCGTGTACGTCCGGGCGGACCAGGCGATGAACTCGCCCAGCTTGCTGATCAGGAACTGGATACCGTCGAAGAAATCGCCAAAGAATACGCCGAGCTCAGGGCTCACCGAGGCGATGTTGTCGAACATGTTGCGGAGCGCGCCGCCGGTCTCGGACAGCCCCGTGGCAAACGCCGCGATGACCGGCCCGCTGGAGGCCACCAGGTTGACGAACCCCGGGAGCGCATTCTCCACGAGGCCGATCAGCCCGGCGGTCAGCGGCGCGATGGCCGGGGCCAGCGCGGAGAACATCGTCTTGAGCTGGGGAGCGATGCGCTGAGTCAGCTTCTCGAACTCGCCCAGGGCCTTGACCAGAGGCTGGAGAAGCGGCTGGGCGGCGGCCGTGAACTCGGACTTCATCGAGTCGGTCAGGCTCTTGGCGGCGGCCTTGAGAGCGGGCTCCTCCTTGAGGAGCATTACCCCCAGGCCGAGCGCGCCCAGGCCCACCCCGGCCGTGATGGCCGCGCCCAGGAGCGAGCCGATCGCCGCACCGGCGGCCACCGCGATGCCACCGGCCACGGCCGCGCCGATGGGGATCAGCGCCGGGCCGATCAGCGCGGGGAGACGCTGGATGCCCTTGGTCAGGAAGTTGGCGAACAGCGTTGCCGAGTCGGTGCCGGTCCGGCCGAACAGACCGGCCAGGAACCGGCGGATGGCGCTCTCGTCGGTGTTGCGCTCCAGGCTCTTGCCGATGTTGCGGCCAGCCGAGCGGCCCACGGCCTCCCCGGCGGCGGCCCCGGCCCGGTCGCCCATCGCCACGAACTTGCCGCGTGCGTCCCGGAGCCGTCCGTCCGCGCCCTCGGTGATCCCGTCCCCGAGGTCCCGGCCCGCGTTCTCTCCGGCCTTGCGCACCCCGTCCGAGTCGATCGGCACTTCCACCGGCCGGACGTTGATCCGTGACAGTGCACGGTCAAGGTCCCGTTCGGTGTTCCGGGCGAAGTTGCGTACGTCGCCCTCAACCTCAACTCTGGCCTTGCCGACATCGGTCACTCCCCCAGCCTACGGACCGTGAGATGTCACGGCACCCAAGGTCCAGGGGGCATCTCGGCTAGGATGGCCGGATGGATGTCTCACGAGCTCAGCTCTCGAACACCGGGGACATGGTTCAGGTGGTCGATCCCGAGTGGCCGTGGACCGTCGATGTCTACCTGGCCCAGGACACGGACCGGCCCGAGGTCCGGGGCCTCGTCGTGTGGGCACGCGATGGTGGCCCGGTGACCTCCACGGTCCTGGCCCAGATTCCCGTCCGCCAGCTCGCCAGCGTGGCCGCCAGCGCCCTGAAGGGCGAGGGGGAGGCCCAGTACCGGATGTTGGCCCAGCCGCGCCCCAGCGGCTCTAGGAGCTGGCCGCCGGATCACTTCCAGCGCGTGGCTCGCGTGGCGGCCTGGGCTCGCCAGACTGGCCGCCCTGGCGGGGCCGCCGGAGCCGTGGCTGAGTTTTGGGACGTGCATTACCGGACTGCCCGGAGGTGGCTACGACACCAGTCGTAGGCCGAGGCCCGGCCATCGACTCGAACTCGCTCACCACGGCGCGAGCGGGCTTGCGCTTCTTGCCCGGCTGGGTCAGCGACTCGTCCGCCAGCAACGCCTCGAACTTGGTCAGCTCGTCCTTGTCCAGCCGCGAGGTGAGCTCGGCGTACACAGCGTCCAGCACCGCGCCGAGCGGCTGGCCCTCCCAGCGGAACCCACGCCGGACCAGCGCGCCGTTGATCGAGGCCCAGAACTGACTCGCCACGGTCGCCAGTACGAACGTCACGTGGCGCGAGCGGCCCGAGGCCGTCTCCAGCGCGTCCGTGAGCGCCGTCTGGAGCTCGGCCTGGGTCAGCTCCCCGTCCAGGAGGAGATCGTCCAGGTTGAACGGGTCCTCCGGCGTTGACACTACAAAGTCAAGGATCTGGGTCAGGTCGGCCGAGGTGAGCACCGGCCACCAGTCCACAGCCGTGAGGGCCGGAACGTCGAACGTCCGGCCCCCCAGCTCCAGCTCGATGGCCCAGCACCGCATCGACGCGAGCGGGTCCACCTCCACGTCAGTACCCGGCCACGTTCCGGGCGAGCTCCAGGCACCGGGTCACGGTGTCGGCCGGGGTGGCCCCGTCCCACTTGGGCGCGTGCTCCAGCTCGGGCACGGCCGCGAAGTCGTCCCAGTGCGCCAGCTTGTAGTGGTACGTGATCGTGCCGGTGGGGAGCTCGATCCCCACGATGAAATACCCGCCCTCGAACATGGGCGAGTCGTCCGGGTGGTGGGCCTTGCTCCGCCAGGAGTCCCCGGCCGAGCTCGCGGCGGCGGCCAGGACGGCGGTCAGCGCGCGCCGGTGGTCGTAGAGCTCCCCGAACGTGTGGAACCCGTCCGAGGTGTCGTCCGGCGCGTCGTCCTTCCACACCATCTGGCGCGGCTCCTCGGCGGCGGTCACTTGCCCGGCTCCTCGAACAGCGGGGGGTTGACGACGGTGGCGGGCCGGGACACCGGTCCCGGACGGCCGTGCTGGTGCCGGATACCGGCGCGGACGGCCCAGTCCTTGGCCTCCACCAGGCTGTTGAGCGCCGTGGTCAGCTCGGGCGAGTCCGTGCGGATCTCGATCACGAGCTCCACGGCGGTCTGGTAGAACGGCCGCGAGAACCGCTGAAGCGGCTCGGGGAGGTGGGAGAACGCCAGCCACTGGAGCGCGGCCTGGACGCCCGGGTGGCGGCCGTCCGTGATGGCCTCGGCGTGCTCGCGCGTGCCGAGCACGGCGGACGGGTGCGGGTCGGTGGTGCCCAGGGGCATCATCGCGTGGCCTTCTTTCGCTTGATCCGGTACGAGCGCTGGATCTCCCGGCGCTCGCGCTGAGCCAGGTTGTAGGCCCGGCGCTCGGCGGCGCGGCGCTGTGTGCGCCGCCCCCGGCTGTTCATCGGCCCGGGGTCGCCTTCTTGCGGGCCGCCTTCTTGGCCGGGGTGGCCTTCTTGGCGGCGGCGCGCCGGGTCTCCCGGTTGCCGCCCTCCTCGGCCGCCGTGGCGAAAGCGTCCACCGTGCCGTTGATGATCCCGGCCGTGTCCATCAGGCCGATGGTGCCCGCCAGCATCTCATCGTCCAGCCACTCCTTGTCCGTGTCGTGGACCAGGAGCGAGTCAATGATCAGGCGGGTACGTTCGAGCGCCTTCATCACCTGCTCCCCGTTCCAGCCGGACACGTCGGCCGCCTGGAGCTGGCGGAGCGTGCGCTTCCACACCAGGAGCTGTTCCGGGGTAGGCATCTTGACCCACAGCGTCCGGCCAGCGAACGGGATCTCCAGCTCCGGGGGGAGCTCGGTGGTTGCGGCCTCGGGGGCCGTGGTCTCGTCGGTCATGCCCCCTAACCTACCAGGCGGGGGGCATCTCAGCCGATGGTGACCACGAACCCTTCCTGAGCGGCCACCTCGCGGAGCGCCTGAGAGAGGTACGGGCGGCCCGCTCGGGCGGGCTGGTGGACCCGGCGCGCGTAGACCGTCCGGCCGTCCACGGTGAACTTCAGGCGGCCGTTGCCCTTGGCCGTGATGGTCAGCGCGCGCCGCCCGTTGTGCACGGCCGCCGCGTACTCCGCCGTGTAGGTCACCGAGCCGATGACCACCGCGCCCTGGTCGCGGATGAGGTCCGGCTGACCGCTCGCCCTCAGCGGGCCGTTGTCCACCGGGACCAGCACCTGGGAGCGGGTGTACGTCCGGCGGACCACCCGGTTGACCGCCTTACGGGCCTCATCCATCCCCACGCCGGTGAGCTGGGCGCGGTCGATGCGGAGCGAGTGAGCGACCACGGCCACCTCCTGATACGTCAGACCCTTGTGATCTAGGCGACCACGGCTGTAAGGTTCGAGGAATAGCGGAGCCCCCGGGAGCGGACTTGAGACCCCCCGGGGGTTCCTGCTGTCAGGATGAGGTCTCGCCAGCCTCGGCGCAATCACATGCCGGACCCTGGATCGTGATCGGCATGATGCCGCCCACGCACCCGCCCTGGACCTCGATCGGTTGCCAGGTGCCCGGGAGCACCCGGCGCGCCCGGCCCTGCTTGGACTCGATGAAACAGCACAGCGCCCGGCGCATGGCCGCCGCGCCGTCCATCACGCCCTGGACCGTGGCGTCCCAGTCCTCCGCCGTGGGGATGGTGTTCTCGTCCCCGACCGGCGCGCACTGGACGAACCCGAGCTCCAGGGTGACAGCCCACGCGCTCACGCCCTTGGGCTGAGGGGCCGCGTCCTGAGTCGGGAAGGTGGTCGAGCTCGGGAAGAACGAGGCCGGGCGGACCCAGGCCAGGCCCTCGCAACACTCGTCCTGGAACGTGCTCAGGAGGTGGGCCACGACGTTGCCCGCTCGGAGCTGGACGTACTTGGGCGGCTCGTCCAGCTTCATCAGCTCCAGGTCATAGCAACCCAGGAGCTCGCGTGCGAGCGGCATCACCAGCGGGTCCGGCGCGGCCATCAGGAGCCCCCCGCCCAGACCGTGGCCCGGTCGCACTGCTCGGGGAGGTCGAGCGAGAGCACCTGGGGCGGACGCTGGAGACCGCCGGGGTTGTACGTCGCCACCACCTGGTCCACCTCACGGATGCCGGTCTTGCCGTCCGCCGGGTCCGGCGGCTCCAGCTCGATCTCCACGCCCTGGCGGGACAGCCGGGTCATCTTGCTGGGCAGCTTGCACGGGCCACCGGCCAGGGCCTTGCTGTACTCACAGGCCAGCATGGCGGCGGCCACCTGGAGCGCCAGCGGGACCTCGCTCCCCTGGCCGTAGTCCACGACGAACGAGCCCACCTCGCCCTCGTCGGCCGTGAAGTTCTGGCACAGCGGCCAGCACTCGCCATCGGTCCGGACGAGGAGCCACGCACCGCCGGTCACGTCCACCCGGTACGCGCTCGGGGGGACCACCTCGCCGTCCACCTCCACCGAGTAGACGCTGGCGACCGGCCCCCGGAGCACCACAGCGCACGCCGAGTTGCCACAGCACGCGGTGGAGCACCCGGCGTTGAACCAGCGGCCACCGAACAGGAACGGGCCGCCGGGGGTGCCCAGGCCACCGAGGCCCGGCGCGGCGTGGAAGGTCTGGTACGCGAGCTCGGCTCCCCGGAGCGCCTGGCTCGGCCGGACCGTCACCGGGCACACGCCGAACCGGCGGCCGGTGACGGCCCACAGGTAGCTGGTCGCCAGCGCCAGCGCCGTGGCCTGGCGCTCGGCCGGGAGCTCGGCCCAGTCGGCACACACGCCGAGGGCCACGGGGTCCACGTCCCATTCACACGGTGCCGCCATCGGCTCCTCCTCCAGTTGCTCCCCAGCGTACGCAACAGGCCCGGCAGGGGAAACTTCCCCGCCGGGCCTGTCCTTGACGATGCACTGTCAGAGGTTGCGCTTGCTCACCTTGCCGTTGTTGCACCGGGCGGGACACTTCTGGGTCTCCCACTTGCCCGGCTTGACTTCCTTCTGGATCTCACCCTGGCCGTGGCAGGTCTGGCACGCCACCGTGTCGGCCATCAGTCTTGAGCGCCACGCTTGTGGATGCCCCGGGCCTCGCGCCTGGTCACGCCACGGATGTCCGGGTCACGTGCCACGGCCTCGTCCCTGGCGTTCTGGGTCGTCGTGTCCTCGCTCCGGCGGCTGGCGTCGTCCTTGCCGCTCTCGCGGGCCTTGTTCCCGCCCTTGTTCCCCACGGCTCAGCTCTTTTTCTTCTTGGAGCTCAGGATGTCCCGGAGCCCGGAGCCGAACCCCTGCTTGACGGCCTGGCCCCGGTTGTACTCCATGCTCGCCCCCTTCTTGGTCACCCGGATCACGTGGTCCGTGGCCTGGACCTGGGGGTGGTTGCGGAGCGCTTCCTTGGCCTGCTTCTCGCTCTTTTTCACCGGCGAATCCTCCTCCGTAACGGGACCTCCCCGCCACCCCTGCAACTTTACAGGAATGACGGGGAGGTGTCCACCTCGGAGCTCGGTCAGGAGCTGAGCGCCTGGCAACCGCACTCGGGCTCCGGCGGCGCGAGCTGGGTCCACACCGGGAGGTGGTGCGTGTCGCTCGGGATCGCCGTGGGGAGCGGAGCCGGGTCGCCAGCCTCGTCCCGGAGCACGTCGTACGGGCCGGTGCCCCACGGCGTGCCCTTGCGGGTCCGGCCCACCACCGTGAAGGTGATCAGGTCGTTGGTGATCACGATGTCCTCGGACAGCGCGCCCTCCACGACCCAGGGCAGGAGGTTGTACCCGAAGAACGGGAACTGGTCGCCGGGAAGGCACTCCTCCTCGGCGTTGCCCATCCACGACTCCAGGGCGAAGTTGGCCGTGGCGAAATCGGACTCCGTGACCGGGAAGCCGATCGTGTTGCCCGCCGCGTCGAGGTAGGGCTGGAGGCCGGTCACGATGGTGAACAGCTCCATGTCCACCTCCTGGAACACGATCGAGACCGCGTACCAGTTGAGGCTCGGCGCGCTCCGCTGGTTGATGATGGCCCGGCCGCGAGCGTTGCGCTGAAGGAAGCGCTCGCCCTCCTCGGCCTCGGGGGTCATGGTGATGGACACGAACCCGTCAGACACGGCGTACGCGCAGTCCCCGAACTCGGGATTGCCGCACTCGTCCAGACGAGTCACGCGCATGGTCTCCCCCTGAAGGGGCTTGGCACACAGCAAGTTCGCCACTACGAACCCACCTCCTCCAGAGGATCGAACTCCGCCCGTCCGGCGAAGCACTCGAAAGCGACCGAGTAGGCGCGCTCGGCCACCAGCACGACCTCGTTCGTGGCGTTCTCGAACGAGCTGTAGACCTGGATCTCCGGCGCGCGCCAGACCGTGGTCTGGCCGGTGATGATCACCGAGCCGGGAGGGTACGCCCCGAACGCCCAGACGGACCCCATCGGGGTCAGCTTGCGCGCCGTGGGGCCGGTGCCCTCGGGGACGATCAGACCGGCCTCGGCCGCGAACGCCGCGACCTCGATCGGTGCGTGGAGGTAGGCCACGCCCCCGTACTGGTTGTCCGTGTAGGCGAACCGCTCCAGCGCGCCCACCACGTCCGTGATCAGTCCGGGATCGTAGTTCGTCGGGATGTCTGACGCTTCACCGTCAAGGCTCAGCGTCCCCATCCCGTTGTCCTGGTAGTCCAGGCCGGTCCACAGTGCCGCCTCCACGGCGGACTGTTCGGCCAGCTCCAGGCGGCGGCGGACCTTGGCCTCATACTCGGTCGTGCTGTTGCCGGGCGCGCCACAGTTGAGCGTGGAGAGCGCGACGAACACGCCGGTCTGAACCTCGTCAGCGTCGCCGTCCAGCGGCTTGACCGGCGCGGTCCCCGGCTCGTAGCACGTGACGCCGTAGGCGATGGAACGCCCACAGGCCACGGGGACGAACCGAACGCCCCCGCCCTCCCCGTGTGCCGGGAGGTCGAGCGGTCCGCTGGCCGCGTCGAACAGGCCGTACCGGCGGCGGAGCGATTCCGGCGCGGGGACCGGCATCCCTGGGATCAGAGCCATCCGTGATCACCTCCTCGGTGAGGTTGGGCCGAGCGGCCCGGCCGGGTGGCCGGGCCGCCAGCGGTGATCATTACGGGCAGCAGCCGACGACACCGGAGGTGTCGATGCCGACCTGGTACAGGCGCGAGTCGGCGCACATCTTGAGCACCGCGAACCCGTCCTCCGCGAACAGCGCGGTGTACTGGTTCTGGGTCAGGAGCGCGTTGTCGTACACGGTGTCCAGGTTCACCACGTCGCGGACCGGCTTGACCCAGGTACCGGCCGGGTAGACCAGGAACTGGACGTTGGCGGGCCAGGTGGTGATGGCGGCCTGGGCACCCGGGCCACCGGCCAGGCCGCTGTAAGCGTCCTGCCAGTCGTAGACGAACCGGGGGACCGCGCCGCGCGTGGTGAACGCGGCCAGGATCTCGGCGTTGGTGACGTTGATCAGCGCGACACCGGCCCGGCGGGCGAGCGCGGCGCGGATCGGGGCCAGCACCCACGCGGGGAGCACGACCTCCATCGTGGCGTTGCGGCCCATCCGGTGGCGGTACCGCATGTCCTCGATGGCGAGCTCCACGGCGGAGAGCAGCGCGCTGGCCGCGTCGTCGCCGCTGGCGTCCTGGGGGATGGTGACCGGCGCGCCGGAACCGGCGACGATGCGCGCGATGACCGACTCGTTCACCTTGTGGGCCAGCGCGACCATCGCGCCCCGGGTGAACCGGGTCACGGCCTCGGGGTAGCCCCGACGCTGGAGGAGCGAGCCGGTGATGCAGACGTACGCCACGTCCAGGCGCACCTCCACGAAGTCCGGGCACGGGATCTCGACACAGACCTTCTCGACGCCGTTCTCCACGTCGTACTCGGTCAGGATCACGTCCCCGTCGTCACCGATGGAGTCGTAGATGGTGGAGAAGTTCGGGCCGCCGTCGTCCGGGACGAAGAACCCGCCGCGCGTGGCCTGGACCTCGGGGATGTCCAGCATCCCGTCCATCGTCTCCAGCTCGCACAGGTCGTAGATCGTCTCGGACGGGGCACACCAGCCCACGGCCGCCGTCAGCGACTTGCCCGCCTTGATCTGGGCCTCCATCGACGCGACGAGGGAGCCGCCCGGAAGGCGGGCCTCGCTGGTGGCGAAGTCCAGGACCGAGAGCGCGTCCTTGGTGTCCGTGATCCGGAGGTTGTCCGGGAACTGGCGCTGGAACGCCACGTTGCCGTGGCGGCTCATCGTCCGGCCGCCGACCGAGAACCGGCCGTTGCCGAGCGACTTGGCGTCGCCCTTGCGCCGGGTGGCGGTCGAGTAACCGGCCAGGCGGCGCTCGATCAGCTCACCGACCTGGGAGAAGCTGGAGAGCTCGCCCTGGTTGCCCGGCGCGTCGGCGCTGGCGACCATGACGGCGTACGCGGGCTCCTCGGCCACCGGCGGGGTGTCCAGGGTGCCGGACGCCGGGGGCTGAGCCGCCGGGACGGTGGGGTTACCGGCGGGCTCCGGAGCCGGGACCGGCGCGGGGGCCGGGGTGGGCTCGGGGGCCGGGGTCGGCTCGGTCGGCGCGAGACCGGCGGCCAGCTCGGCGCGAGCGGTCGCGGCGTTGGCGGCCAGCTCGGTGCGCCGGGTGTTCTCGGTCTGGGTCGCGCCGAACAGCTCGCGCACGGCCAGCAGGGCCTCGGCGCTCGCGTTGTCGTCCGCGATGGTGGTCTGTGCGTGGGTCCGGACCTGGGCCGCGAACGCGGCGAACTCCTCCGCGCTGAGCGCGGTCAGGTCGGCCGGGACCGGGAACGGGAACTCGTACTCCACGGTGTCCTACCTTCAGTCGGTCGTGTCATGCCTGATCGACCTCCAGCCGGACCAAGACCTGACGCTGGCATGTCAAGCGTGATCGTAGCACCGGCACGGCCAGCCCGGCCGAGATGTCCTCCTCCCCGGGTGTTGACACTCCACAGTCATGCCTGTAACGTAGTCCTTGTCAGCACGACAAGCCGAACGGGAAGGGCCAGCGACAATGCGGACCATCGAGCGGAACTACCGGAAGAACCCCCACACCGCCAACTTCCTGATGACCTTCCACACCGCTGGCGGGACCAACCTGGGCGGCGGCGCGGTTGCCGACGACACCGAGGCCCTGGCGCTGGAGGCCAACCAGGACGTGGACCTCCTGGACCTGGTGGAGGACAAGGACGTGGTGGACCTCCGGACCCCCGGCCAGGTCAAGTTCATGGATGACCTGATCGGCCGCCTGACCGCGCTGGACGCCAGCAGCGGTGAGCAGGCCCGGACCTACACGGACGGGATGACCGAGCACGGCCGCTGGACCACCGGCCGGACCGGCAACGCCAGCGCCTGGATCGACCGGATGATCACCAAGGAGCGCGAGCTGAAGGCGACGGCCCCAGCCGCCCCCAAGGTCACCACCGGGGAGGTCGAGATCCCGGCCGGTCGGTACGCGGTCGAGACCGACGAGGTTCGGTGCTACACGGTGGACTACGGCAAGGCCGGGACCAAGTGGGAGGGCTTCCTGTTCCTGAACCGCATCTCCTCGGATGACCGGTTCCCGATCCGCAACGCTGGCGAGAAGGCCCGCATCCTGGCCGCCATCCGGGCCGACGTGACCGCGAGCGCCATCCTGGCGGGCCTCACGCTCCGCCAGTGCCGCCGGTGCGGCCGGGAGCTCAGCGACACCAAGAACCCGTACTTCAGCGTGGCGCTCGGCCCGGACTGCGGCGCGAAGTAACCGACCGACCCGGTGGGGGCGGGGCCTACGGGCTCCGCCCCCACAGTCGTGCCGGTAAGGTGGGGGGATGGAGATCCTGGAGATTCGGCCAGCGCGCGTCAGCGCCGCGCTGGTGGCAACGGGGGACATGCTGGTGAGCTCCCCCATCGGCGCGGACGGCCCCCGGCCGAGCCGCTGGATCGGCGCGGTGACCGAGCACATCATCGTGACCGAGCGCGTGGACGAGGAGGGCCTGACGCTGACCGTCCCCGAGGACGAGGCCAAGAACTGGCGTCAGTGGCGCGTGGGCCGCGTGGACGGGACCAGCGTGGAGACCGCCGTCATCCCGGCGGACGGCTGGGTCTGGGTCCACCTCCCGGTGGTCGCCGGATGAGCGGGCCGTCTACCGAGTGGCCGAGCCCGCTCCCCCCTCCTCCGCCCCCGCCCACGCCCGACGACGAGTGACCGAGGCCCGGCCCGCCAGCCGGGCCTCTCTCGGTTGCAACCTTGCAGTCAGCGCGGTAAGGTACAGGGACAGCGACGGAAGGGGAGGCAAATGGACACCAGCGAGGTACAGGTGGGCTCCACCATCACGAACGGATCGAGCGCGCTCCGGGTGACCGAGCGCGTGGAGCAGGACCCCCGGTGGGGTACGCCGAGCTGGGCCGGGATCAACATCAGCCTGGAGCAGTTCGGCGGCAACCCCGGTACCCGGACCAGCGTTCCGGACTACCTCCTGGGCTCCTGGCGAAACGTGCCGTTCGAGTGGACCCCGGTGGTCGGCGGCGGCCTGGAGGAGCGCTACGTCTGGAGCCCCACCTACCGGTGGCTCCAGCGCGAGGTCCGCAAGGCCGAGGTGTCGGCGTGATCCGGCACCTGATCGGCGGCGGCCCCGAGCGCCGGGACGTGCTCACCGAGTGCTCGCTGTCAGCGGCCCTCCCGGGCTCGCTGGTCACCGAGCTGGAGCTGGTGACGTGCCGGGACTGCCGCGCGTCGCTGGTGGCCCGGGGGATCTGCCGCGAGTGCGGCTCCGGCGCGCTGGTCTGGCAGGCCGGGCCGGTGAACACCTCGGGCGTGGTGGACGGGCGGCTGACCATGCGGGACGTGGAGACCCAGTTCTGGCTCGGGTGCGAGGAGTGCTCCGAGACCCTGATCTCCGGCGTCTCGGCGGACCAGGTAGCGGCGGCGCTGACCGAGCACCGGTGGCGGCCGTGACGGCGCGCCTGGCGTACACATGTCCGAGCAAGCTGGGGCCGTACGAGTGCGGGCCGGTGGACTACTACGTGTCGGCCGCCGTGGCCTGGCTGTTCGCTGGCCTGGTCCTGGTGGCCGCGCTGTTCTGGCTCTACGCCTGGGCGTACGGCCGCTGGCAGGACCGCCCGGCCGCGCGCCGCGAGCGCGCCCTGGCCGAGCTGGACCGGCGCGAGCGGGCACGCCAGCGGGCCGAGCGGCCGGAGCCGCCGGTGGCGGGTCCGCCCCGGACGAGGCCCGGGAGTTACCAGCCGTGGTGATGTGTGCCCCGTGCTCGGAGGAGAGCGCGCGCTGGCTGGACACCCGGCCGAGCGTGCTCATCCCCCGGCCGGGGTTCGCCCACGGCTCCGGCGCGGCCCACGACGTGAGCCCGGCCGGGATGCGGGACAAGGGCCGGGCGCGGCATGACGAGTGGGCGGCCACGGTGCGGTTCCAGCGCGCGCTCATCGCGGCCGGGTGCCAGGCCGGACATCACGCGGAACCCGGAGTTGACACTTCACTGTCATGCCTGTAATGTTCTCTCTATCAGCAGGGCACGCCAGCGGAGAGGGACACAGACAATGAGCGACAAGACCGTAGAGGCCCGGGTCAGCATCTCCACCGACGCCCGCGTGGAGGGCCGCTACTTCGTGGACGTGCGCGACACCACCGGCGGCCGTAACCGCCAGATGACCACCCGCGTGACCGACACCCCGGCCGATTTCGTGGCCGAGCTGACCGCCGCTGGCCTGGCCGCCGGGGTGTTCGTGGAGCTGGTGGACGAGACCGGCGGGTACTGAGCGAGACCGAGCAAGGCCCGGACCACCACGGTCCGGGCCTTGCTTCTTTGCAGGCATCGCGGTAAAGTAGACGCATGAGCAACGACAAGCGCGACCAGCCCACCGCCGGACACAAGGCAGACCGGGAGTACGCCCGGGACGAGGTGGACCAGACCCCGATGAAAGGCGAGCTGTTCGTCAAGCGGGCGGACGGCTCGGTCCTCCTGACCCAGACGGACAAGACGTTCGGCAAGGGCCAGGGCCACAAGAACAAGTCCTGACAGTTCACCGTCAATGAGGAAGGCCCCCACCGCGAGGTGGGGGCCTTCTCCGCATCCCGGCCCACGGGGGAGGCCGGGGAGGCTGGACCGCTCCGTCCAGCCTCGCGCCTGTGTCAGGCGACCTTGGTCACCGTACTGCCCGGGTGCTTGGCCGCGAACGCCGTAGCGGCGGCCTCGGTCGTCTTGGTCACCGTCATGCCGCCCGGCAGCTTCACCTTGTAGGTGCCCCGGTTCTTGGCACCCTTGCACGCACACGCCATCGTCAGCTCCCCTGTCCCAGCGCCGCCACGAGGTCGGCGCGCGTCTCGTCCAGCTTGGCACGCTCAGCGGCCAGCGTCGGCTCCAGGTCGGCGGCCAGGGCCTCACGCGCCCGGAGCGCGGCGGCGCGCGCCTCCTGGCGACGGACCACAGCGTCCGCCAGCGCGTCCACGTCCAGGCTCGCGGCCCGGAGCGTCATCAGCCCGGCCTCGTCCGCGTCCGGACCCAGCGCGGCCGTGAGGGCCACCTGGCGGCCCGCCCGGCTGAAGGTCCCCGGGATGGGGAACCCCGGCTCCGCGTGGCGGCGCGGCCCCGGCGAGAGCGCCAGCACCTCCACCAGGCTGAGCCCGTCCGGCGTCTCGCGCCAGTCGCCCGAGACCTTGCGCCGGTCGATGGCCGCGCGCTGGGGGTCGTCGGCGGCCAGCTCGATCGAGCCGGACACCACGATCCCGTGCGCGTCCTCGTACGCCCGGACGTAGGCGGCCGTGGTCTTGCCGTCGTAGACGGCCATCGTCCGGGGCGCGTCCAGGTCCAGACCGGCGTGGCGTCCGCCCACCGTGATGCGCCCGGCCCACACCGTCTCCCCGTCCTCGGTCTCCACCGGGAACCGGTTGAACGCCGAGTACCCGCTGGAGTCGCGCGGCGCGGTCACGCACACGTCCGAGTAGCCCACGTGACAGGTCTGCCAGGTGGCGATGTGGCCGTACACCCGGCCGGTCTCCCAGTCCCAGGTGATCGGGGTCGGGCCGTCCAGGCTGGGGAGCGTGAACGCGGCCAGGTCCGGCCGGGTGCCCCGGCCAGCGCTGGCGATGAGCGCGGCGGCGCGCTTGGTGTCCTCGGCCACGGTCTCGTCCGTGACCTCCTGGGCGATGAGCTCCATCGGCCGGGAGGTCTCGGCAAACGCCGGGATGCTGACCAGGGTCGCGGCGCGGACCCGGCCCTGGGTGACCAGGAGCTCCACCTTGGGCTCCTCGCCGTGCTCCTCCACGTAGTCCTCGAACAGCTCCCAGGTCATCGGGTCGTCGGTGCCCGCCATGACCGGCACGCCCTCGAACGAGTCCAGGTCCACCGAGGGGCCGAGCGTGCCAGCGCCCATCAGGTGCATGGCCTCGGCCACGTCCTCGGCCAGGCGCGGCATCTGCTCACGGTCCACACCGTCGTGGAGCTCGCCCTTGGCCCACACGCCCATCATCTTGCTGTCCAGGCCCTTGGCGTTCTCGGGGCTGACGTACTCCTGGGCCAGCGCGTCCTTGACGGACAGGACGGCGGCCTCCTGGACCACGCCCACGCCCACGGCACCGTCGTGGCCGCCCTCACGCGAGCGGACCCACTCGAACGAGAACGGCACGTCCGCGAGCTCGATACCGTCCGCCGCGAACCGGCGGCCGTCCCCGGTGCTGAGCCCGATCGGTGCGAGCATGGTCCGGAACTTTGTACCCATCACTGCCTCCTTGTGACCAGGCTACCGGGAGCGGCGCATCTGGCGGTTGCTCAGGTCTACGGTCTCGCCGGGCTCCACCAACAGCATGGTGCACCGGCACTGGATGACCTCCTGGGGAGGCCCGCTCGGGTCGCCTGGGAACGCGAGCTCGAACCCTCCCACGTTGAACCGGCCGCCCACCGGGACGCGCTGGCCCTCGGCCTCGTCGTGCGTGCGCCGGGTCCGGTGGTCGTCAGTGGCAATCCAGAACATCTCCAGCGGCTCGTCCGCGTCGGCCGCCACCACGCGGAACGCATCGGCGCGGCCAGCGTTCAGCGCGCCGATGGTCTCGGTCCGGGCGATGACGGTTGCGCGGTTCGGCCAGCGCTCGGAACCAGTCGTTGACAGAACACTGTCAACGCGGTCCCTCAGCTTGGGGATCGACTCCCCGAGGTTCACGCCCTTGGCGAGCTCCCCGGCCACCAGGTCGTACACCTCGTCCGGCACCCGGACCAGCCGGTTGCGAACCTGGGCCAGGTACGCCGTGACGGCCGGTCGCTGGGTCCAGTTGTAGTCCGGGCCGAGCACCCGGGCGAACGCCACGCCGATGGCCTTCCACACCTCGCCGTTCAGGATCAGGTCCACGGCCTCGCGCCACAGCGGGGCCATCGCCCACACGGCATCCATGTCCGGACGCTGGTCCCCCCGGAGCACGCGGCGCGCGAGCTGGACCAGCCAGTCCGAGAGCGCGGCCCAGACAGCGGCCCGGATGTCGCGCTCCACCGAGGCAATCTCGGCGCGCGCCTCCAGCCGGACGGGGAGCCAGGGGTCACGGCCCTGGCCGTCCCACACCGGGCCGGTCACCACATGCTCCAGACCAGCGTCACGCCCCCGAAGATCAGGGCCAGCCCCAGCGTGATCACGCGGCCACCAGCCCTCGGCCCCGGTTGGCGATGCTCAGCGCCGCGAACAGGAGATCGTCGTGGTGCCGGATGCCCCGGGTCAGGAGCTCGTGGACGTAGCCCTGGAGCAGCGCGCCCAGGTCGTCCGCGTCCACCCCGAGGTCCGAGGCCACCAGGCTGACGTGGTTCCACGCGCCCTCGGTCACCCGGGCCGCCTTCTCCGGCGTGATCGGGCCGACGTGGTGGTGGAGCTCGTGGCGCGGCACGTCGGACCAGCGGCCCCGGCGCTCTTGCGGCGTGGTCAGGCGGCCACCGGCGAGCTCCAGGGCGCGCATCACCATCAGCTTGGCGCTGGCGTTGAACACCCGCTCAGGGTCGGGGGGAGAGACCACGCGGACGGCGGTCAGCTCCCCGATGCGCCGGTCCAGCGCGGCCGTGATGGCGCGCGCCTCGTCGGGTGCCTCCACCTCCCCGCCGTTGGGTGGCCCCTCGCTCTCGTCGTCGTCCAGGTCGCCATCGGTGCGCTGGGCCGCCGTGGGCGGAAGACCCACGGCCTGGACGGCCGGGAGCCCGAGGAGCCGCTGGACCTCGGGGTCCAGGATGAGGTCCGGCTGGGTCTTGACCAGGCCGAGGAGGATCTGGACCGCGCGCTCCTGGACGCTGGGCATCTGGGCCACGTCGAACGCTCCGGCCCGGACCACCTCGTCGTCACGGATGAGCTGGCGGTCGTGGAGCTGAAGCGCCTCGTCCAGCCGGTTGGGCTTGGCGGCCAGCGCCGAGGTGTCGAACGCGAACGCATAGCGCTCGGGGTTCGCCACGCCCATGTGCTCCAGGGCGCGCCGGAGGAACCCCCGCGTCAGCGCATCGGCCACCAGGCCGAGGTACCCGCGAATCCACCGGATGCCCTCGTCCGAGATCAGCCAGGCGGTCCAGTGGTTGGCGTCCCCGATGCCGGTCAGCACCTCAGACGGGATCTCGGCCGAGGAGGCCAGCCGGGTGATGGCCTTGTCCTTCATCGGCGTGATCTCGGCCGAGAGCTCGGACCAGAACGTCAGCGGCTTGATCTTGTCCAGGTGCTCCAGGAGGTGGTCCGGGATGGTCGCCATGATCGGGACCATGCTCCGGGCGTCGCCCTGGTTGGTCATGCTGGCGGCGGCGGCGCGCTGAAGGTAGGCCATGAACCCGGCGAGCCCGGCCGGGTCGCTCTCCTCGCGGGGGAAGTCCACGCCCTCGGGGAGGAACATGACGCCAGCGCCGGTGAGCCGTGAGTCCAGCTCCGCGAACTCGCGCTTGGTCAACAGCTCGATCTCGCGCAACGGCACGATGGCCGAGCGCGTGAACGAGTCGGCCTGGTCGGTGTCGTTGGGGTGCGGACGCCAGCACCGGATCAGGATGTCCACCCCGTCCTTCAGCACCAGCTTGGAGCCGCCGCGCACCTGGGGCCGCCGGACGGCCACCTCATCGCCGGTCTTGCTGAACGCCGCGCCGGTGACCACGAACCAGGAGCCCTCGGCCAGCTCGGGGTTGCGGGCCGCGCCCTCGCCCACGATCCAGCACTCGCCGCCCACGGCCAGGTCCACCCCGGCCAGCCGGAGGTTGTCGTCCCGCTGGGAGCCGGTGCCGAGCGGCACGGCGGCCAGCCGCCGGATGCGGTCCTCCTGGACCTCGCCGGTCTCCTCGCCGGTGTCGTCCACCTCGGTCACGTAGAGCCGGGCCTGGGCCACGCTCTCCCCGATGCGCCCGGCCAGGAAGTGGTGTTCGGGCACGATGTCGTAGAGCCGCCACGCCTCGGTCTGCCAGGTGCTGTTCCCGAACTTCCAGGTCTTCCACGAGGAGCCGTCCGAGAAGTCCACCATCGCGGTGGCACCGGCCAGCGAGATACGGCGCTCCACCTCGGCGCGGCCGAACGTCCGGTCCGGCGGCGGCTCGATGGTCTTGGGTCGCTTCAGCGCCACGGTTACCTACCCAGGTTGTGCGTCATGCCAGTCACCTGGCTGAGGGCGAGCCATAGGCCCAGGATCAGCATGACGGGCGAGTCACCCCAGAACCAGACCAGGGGAGCAGCGAGCGCGCCCAGCCAGATCGAGACACACCACGGGCACTGGATCAGCGCCGCGATGAACGCGCCCAGGGTGGCGGGCCGGTCGTCCAGCCAGCCGATCAGGCGGTCCCGTAGCGGCTCGGTGATGGTGTCCGCGTAGATGAGGCCGGTCACGCGCGCCACGGCCAGCGCGTAGATCAGGAGCTGGAGCCAGGCCGGGATCGTCATGTGGCCCATCGTACGGGGTCCAGGGGGCATCTCGGGCGGGCCGTCCGCTTGACACTCCACGGTCAACGGGCGCGCCCGGCACCCGGGGGGAGCGGGGGGAGTGGGGGAACCCTCCCGGCACCGCCAGCCCCATACACATGTGTGCGCGCATCACGCGCGCCACAAGAACATGTTTTCCATACGTGTATAGGTGGGAGAGGTCCCCTCAGTCCCCCCGGTCCCCCCGGGGTCTACGGGCCGTCTCCTGTGAGGTCGTGCCCCTCTCATGGCCCCGTTACGCGAGCACCCCAGCGCGCCCACCGGATGGCCTCGGCGGGGGCCGAGAAGCGCGGCGTGGGGGCTGGGGTGCTCGGTGTGGGGTCCTCGGTGCCCGGCCCTCAGCGTGGGAGGACGGCCCCGCCGAACTTGGCCCGGTGGGTCTTCCAGTCCTTGCCAGCGGCGGCCACGGTCCGGCGTGCCCACGCCTCCCGGTGGGCCTCGTCCCATACCTCGTCCAGTCCGGGCCGTTCGTCCTTGACCAGAACCCCCGGCGGGGGGACCAGGTAGCGGACCCGCTTACCCTCCACGTATTCGGTGCCCTCGTACGTCCAGCCCTGCTCGATCAGCGACGCCACCAGCTCGTCCGCGTTGCCGTCCGCGACGATCGCCGCGTCCACCTGGCGGCACTCCTTCAGGTGCTCCACCAGCGCCTCG